TAATGACAAACTTAGCACAATCAAGAGGTGACTTGTTGAGCAGGTCCTTCATAGAGCTTTCCAGAAGAGCAATCTTTTCCTCAATGGTTTGAGACTGAGCAACCAACGTCAATGAGCCTGGTGGTGCAGCAGCAATCCACAAAGAGTCGGATGTTATTGTTCCGGCACCAGTGATGGTCACTAGTGCATTAAGATCAAATGTTGAAATCAACCAAGCCTGGACACCAAATGTCCCAGCGGGATTTGGAATATTGACAAATAATTGTGTCACAGAATTTGGTGAAGAGGTCGTGGGTGTGATAACAGGATTGGTACCACCTACCAATGACACCATAAGGTAATCACCAGTATTCAGAAAGGTGATCACAGATGACGAATTGACAAGGATACCAATATTACTGGCATCACTGACGGGTACTGTCCCCAAGGGGTTTGCGGCTGAAATGGTCCCTCCAGCTACAATGCGACCTCCCTCAACACGGGTGGCTGCCGGTCGAAAACGCGGGTTGAATAACTCAACATCATAGTCAATCCAAAGCTCACCCTGATCTGTGGTGTCAGCACAACCTCCACGATCAAATAGGAAATAACCCATGTCGTACGACTCCAAATTTCCTGTTGCTTCAGTTGGACTAGTCCGAACGAATCTCCAACGATAAGGCTCTGTCTTGCGACCTAAAGGGAATGCACAGGTCGCTCCAACTTTAACATTAGTATCAACCACATCCATGAACTGGGATACCAATTCACGAGATGCTGCGGGTGAGCCCTGGCCTGGGTCAATAACTGGGGTCATATACAAATTGCCAGTGGCATTGAAGTTAGTCGTGGGTATATAATGGACAGCCAAGCGATGAAATCGATATGACTCAAAATTCGATGCGACGTTAGACAACCATGGAAAGGCGTATTCCAGCCCTGGATTCAGACGGTAAATACCATCAGTGAACCCACCAAATGTTTGCCTAGCGAACGCCACACTACCTTGAACGATTCCAATGAACTCGCTTTTAGCAATGCGTGGTCCATTAACACCAGCACGCCACTTCCCTCGCTTATTATCTAATGCAATGGGTCGGGGTATCATATTTGAGCCAGAAGTGGACGCTATGATCATACCTGATGTCTCGGTTTGTCGAATTTGCGGTGCAGTCACTAACGCTTTGTCGTCGCCGTTAGTGAGTGCTGCGCGCCGTGCTCGACGTTCACGGACGCGCCTTCGAACAGGCCCCTCATTTTCTCGCCAGCGCTTTGCGAGCTTGGTCAGTAGCGCTGGGCCATATTGCTGCGCAGCCTGGATGGCTAAAGGGGCTGCAGCAGCCGCACCTGCCCCCAATAGGGCTAGGGACTTCTTGTTTTGGCGCTTGGGCATTTTGAGTTAACACCGCTCACGGGTGGCTGTGAGCTGGTGCTAGTTTTGTTCGAAATCTTGGGGTCGGAGACAATAGGAACATCGCTAGTTGGTTTATTTGGTCGTCGCTTAGGTCTTGGTTTTGCCTTAGAAATATCCTGGCTGCCATCAATTCCGTTCGCCTTGTGGGGAGCAGAGCCAACAACAACTCGATCATTTCCAACATTTCCAACCTCGTTAGTGGACTGTCGTCCACCTCCATTTCTAGCTCTTCGACTACCTGGTGTTTTGGGCATGACATCTGATTTAACAATGGCCGTGTCAACAACTGGTTCCAACATTTGCCCAGCCACAATAACAGGGAAAGACACTGTTCGCTTGTGGGGTATGCAATGGATTGGAAAATCACTCAACGCCTGAGCGCAATTGAGTGCTTCGATGATCTTCATAAGCTCGTCAAAGATAATGCCGCACATGTCAGCTACAATGGTGCGCATGAGATCTGTATCACCAAGAGACTGTGGCCAAGGCCCATTCTCCAAAGCAATAATCGCGCTCCATGACAAGTCATGTGAATACGGTTCCAAATCCATTTCCAGTGGTGGGTGCAACGACAAACACCTAACAACGGCATTGCAATAATCAGATATGATTGGGGTCAAGGGATCAGTAATCAAATACCCAGTGACCCTACGCAGAGCAGCTTCATAATCTGATACATTCTTAGGCGCAACACTCAAGTGTAACTTCGAA